AAGAATGCTCGAACTATGTTAGAAAAAATGTATAGGAATCATCAAAATCCCATATAAGACTTTAATCACTTTAAGCTTTCTTATACCCTACTCTCAAAAGGAACAAACCTATTCTACACATATTTTCGATACTTGTCAAGCCTTGTGAATCTTTCAAGAATGTGATAGAATAAACATAACTTATTAAAGATATATTTCATGCCTAAAAAGAACTCCGAACATTATGTGAATAATAGAGAGTTATTAGACGCTATTATTGTTTATCGTAATAAGGTAAAACAGGCTGCTCAAGAATATTATGAAAAATATGATGAGTATCCTCCAAAATCTAAATCATGGGAAGGAAAACCACTTATTCCAAATTATATTGGAGAATGTTTTCTTAAAATAGCAACTCACTTATCATATAAACCAAACTTTGTAAATTATATGTTCCGTGAAGATATGATTTCTGATGGAATAGAAAACTCGGTTCAGTATATTCATAATTTTGATCCAGAGAAATCTACCAATCCTTTTGCCTATTTTACTCAAATTATACATTATGCTTTTTTGAGAAGAATTCAAAAGGAGAAAAGACAACTGGAAATAAAAACAAAGATTATTGAAAAAACCGGATTTGATGAGGTTATGACTGTAGATGACGGATTGCTTTCGGGAAATAATTCAGAGTTTAATTCGATGAAAGATAACATTCAGTATAAAAACAACCGATGACTCGTATAGCTTGCCTGACGGACACTCACTGGTCGGCCAGAAAATCCTCAAGACATCTTCACGATTATTTTGAGTTATTCTATAAGAATATTTTTTTTCCCACTTTAGAAGAACAGGGAATAGAAATCGTGATTCATATGGGAGATGCTTTTGATAATCGAAAAAGTATTGACTTTTGGGGATTAGACTGGACTCGAAGAGTTGTGTTGGAACCTCTTCGTAAGTATGAGGTTCATATGATTGTGGGTAATCATGATATATTTCTTCGTAATTCCACAGAAATAAATGCACCAGAACTTCTTCTGAAGGATTATCCAAATATTAAAACTTATAGTTCTCCAACAAACACAAAAGTTGGTGGAATTGATATGACTTTTATTCCATGGATCTGTAGTGAAAACTATGATGAGACTCTCAAACAGATTAAAAAATCCAAAGCAAAAGTTGCTTTCGGTCATTTAGAACTTCAAGGTTTTCGTGTCAATAAACATCTTGTAATGGAGGAACATGGACTGGACCCGAATATTTTTACAAAGTTCCAAAAGGTATTTTCTGGTCATTACCATACTCGTTCTGATGATGGACGCATTTTCTATCTTGGTAATACTTATGAAATGTACTGGACGGATGTAAATGATACTCGTGGATTTCATATTTTTGACACCGAAACTTTAGAGCACACTCCAATTAATAATCCTTATAAATTATTCTATAACATTTACTATGAGGACACACCATATCAAATGTTTGATGCCACGAAGTATGTGAATAAAATTGTTAAGGTGATTGTTCGTAAAAAATCAAAACCAAAAGAGTTTGATAAGTTCATTGATAAACTCTACAAGGTTGGCATTCAAGATTTAAAAATTGTTGAAAACTTTGAGATTCAAGAAAATGAAGAGTTTCAAATTAGTGAAGATGAAAATACCATTTCAATTTTAAATCGTTATATTGATGAATCTGAATGTAATTTTGACAAGAACGTAATCAAGAATATATTTCAAGATTTATATCAGCAATCTTGCGAAATCGAGTAAAATGTATCTTCTCACACTCAAAGATCGAAAAGATGATGGAGCATATGCCGTTCAAGACAGATATGGTGAGAAAGTTTTATTTTTATTCGAAGAAGAAGATGATGCCATTCGTTATGCTATAATGCTTGAACATGATGAAGATTATGAAAAAGAGATGGATGTGATCGAAGTTGATGATGAACTGGCAATAAAGACTTGTAAAATGCATAATTACAAGTATACTGTCATAACTCCTGATGATATTGTAATTCCTCCTAAAAATGATACTATTTCATAAAATTAGATATAAGAACTTTCTTTCATCTTCCAATCAATTTACAGAGATTGATTTTGAAAAAAATCAATCAAACATTATTGTTGGGGCAAATGGAAATGGAAAATGTGTTGGTATAAATACCAAAATAAAACTCCGAAATAAAAAAACAGGAGAAATAATTGAAACTACCATAGGAGATTTTTATGCCCTCCAAGAAAAGCAGACCGATTGAAGAAAAGATACTTGACTGTTTGGATAATAAAATAAAAAACATTTATCCAATCTTAAGAGAAAAACTTTTGGAGGAACTAAAAGTTATTCCAGAAGCAAATAATGTTGTTAAATGTAAATCTTATGTTGTTAAGTTATTGAATATACCCGAATGTGGAAAACATTCGAAAGAATATTGGGTTTCTCGTGGATGGTCTAAAGTGGAAGCATATATTAAATCGCAGGAAAATACTAAAAGAGGTAATATAAGTCCATATTCTACTCAATTTTGGACCTCTAAAATAAATCCAAATACTGGAAAACAGTATACTAAAGATGAAGCAGATTATGAAAGAAACAGTAGAAGACCAATAAGAAAAGAATATTGGATAAAAAAAGGATACTCCGAGTGCGATGCGAAAAAACTTGCCATAGGTACAAAAAATACAAATAATAAAAATGGTGCTAAAAAATCAAAAAATCTAAATGAAGACATAAAAAAAGCAATATCTAAAAGATGTGTTGATTATTGGATTTATCGTGGATTTTCTTTAGTAGAAGCAAAAGAAAAAGTATCTCAACAACAATCAACATTTACTCTACAAAAATGCATAGAAAACTATGGAGAAAAGGAGGGAAGACAAAGATGGTTGGATAGGCAAATCAGATGGCAAAAAACTTTGGATATGAAACAGGATGATGAAAAATATGAAATAAATAAAAAAAAGGCAACAAAAATAAATTATAAAACTTTATGGAATAAAGATTTAAATGAAGATGGTATTTTATATCTTATAAGAGTTTATAATTCAGAAGAAAAGTTTTATAAGATAGGAGTAACATCAAGAAGTTTATATACAAGATTTGGTGGAAATAAAATAAAAACCTATAGTTATGATACTATAGATGTTTTTAAAGATACTATTCATAAAGTGTTTTTAATGGAACAAAAAATAATAAAAGAAAATAAAAATATTTCTTATGTGCCAAAACAAAAGTTTGAAGGATGGACCGAGTGCTTTTATGACAAACCTATCATCAACAGTTGATAGAAAATATATCAACTCAATAAAACTTGAAGACTGGGAGATTGAAACCGATACAGGATGGGAGGAAGTAACTCACATTCATAAAACAATACCATATCAAAAATGGAAAATACAAACCTCAAACGGAGACCATTTAGAATGTGCTGACGATCATATCGTTTTTACGAAAAACTATAATGAAATATTTGTAAAAGATTTAATTCCTGAAGTATCTTATATACAAACAAAGAATGGACCGCAAAAAGTTTTGCTGGTTGAGGAACATGATATAGAAGAAAATATGTATGACATTACCGTAAACTCCAATAATCATCGATTTTATAGTAATAATATTCTTTCTCATAACTCTACAATAATAGATGCTCTTACTTTTGTTCTTTTTAATAAGGCATTTCGTAAAATTAATAAAAATCAACTTATCAATACCACTAATGAAAAAGATTATTTAGTTGAAATTGAGTTTTCTGTAAATAATCGTGAATATCTTGTAAGACGTGGAATTAAACCAAATATTTTTGATATAGAAGTAAATGGGTCTCTTCTTCATAAGGAATCTGATGAGCGTCTAAATCAAAAAATGCTGGAAGAGAATATTCTCAAATTAAACTATCGTAGTTTTACTCAAATTGTAATTCTGGGTAGTAGCACCTTTGTTCCTTTTATGCAACTGACTACGGCACATCGTCGTGAGGTGATTGAGGACCTTCTGGATATAAGAATATTTTCCGTGATGAATACTTTGATTAAGGAAAAAATACGTTCTAAAAAGGATGAAATAAAATCTCTCGAATTAAAAAAACAAAATCTGAATGATAAGGTTATCATGCAGAAGAGTTTTATTGATGAACTTGAAAGTCGAGGTAATGCCAATATAAATGTCAATCAAGAAAAGATTGCTAAGTTAGATGCCGAAATTGGCATTTATATGATTGAGAATGCCAGAATTGAGGAAGACATCTTCAAGTATGTGAAAGAGCAGGAAGAGGTGAACGGTGCTTCTGAAAAGTTAGTGAAACTTAACAATCTCAAGGGAAAAATCTCTCAAAAAGTATCAGTCATTACTAAAGAGCATAAGTTTTTCTCACAGAATACGGTTTGTCCCACCTGCACTCAAACCATAGAAGAAGAGTTTCGATTAAATAAAATTGACGACTCTCAAAATAAGGCAAAAGAACTCCAAAAAGGTTTTCAGGAACTTGAGGAGACCATGAACTATGAGAAAGAAAGAGAGCGTCAATTTATTGCTTTATCCAAAGAGATTACAAAACTGAATCATGATATTTCTCAAAACAATACTCGCATTTCTCTCAATCAGAGACAAATACGAGATCTTGAATCTGAAGTTCAAACTCTTACCGAACAACTTAAAAACAGAAATACTGAACATGAGAAATTAGAAGAGTTTAGAGAAAATCTTCAAAAAACATATGATGATCTTTCGGGTAAAAAGGAAGAAATCGTTCATTATGATTTTGCCTATTCTCTTCTTAAGGATGATGGTGTAAAGACGAAGATTATTAAAAAGTATCTTCCCTTTATTAATCAGCAAGTCAATCGATATCTACAAATGATGGATTTTTATATTAATTTTCATCTTGATAGTGAGTTTAATGAGTCCGTAAAGTCTCCCATTCACGAAGACTTTTCTTATAGTTCTTTTAGTGAAGGAGAAAAGGCAAAGATTAATCTTGCGATTGTTTTTGCCTGGCGTGAAGTTGCCAGATTAAAAAACTCCAGCAATACAAACTTATTAATTTTTGATGAGATTTTTGATTCTTCTTTGGATGAGTTTGGAACTGATAATTTTTTGAAGATTATTCGTTATGTAATTAAGGGTGCGAACATTTTTGTGATTTCTCATAAAGATGGAATACAGGATAAGTTTGATCGTATTATTAAGTTTGAGAAAAAGAATGGGTTTTCTTATAAGACGGAGGTATAGGACACTTTTTCAACCGGACCTCTTGACAACTGCGATTATAGATAGTATTGTGTTCTCATACGCACAGGACCGATGCAAATTCCAAACCGCCATCATCACAGCAAAAAGGAGCAAAAGCGAAAACTCAAACCGCAGGCACTTCGACAGGCAAAGGCACGATTGAAAGCCTTTAAGAAAAAGCACTCTTCGGAGTGTTTTTTTTTTATAAATAATTAAAAAGTTTTGGAAAAATGAGAGATCAAAAAATCAGAGGTCTTTACGAGGCTTATCAGTCCATTTATTCTCAAGAAAAAAAAGATGAAGCCTGGGTCAATGCTCTCATAGAAGAGGGTTATGACCTGAGTGAATATACTTGGGAAGATATGTATGGGTTTTACCTTGATGAAGGTTATCAACGTAATCCAGAAAACGATCCAGACTTTGTACCTCCTG